AAGGGCGACCTAGTTAAAATGACCAATGCTGGTACTATTTTAGTAGCTGCAGCTGGTGATGAGGCATTAGGTGTGTTTAGAGGCTGTAAGTTTACTAATTCTTCAGGAGAAGTAATTTTTAGCTCACATTACCCCGATGGCACAGTTTCGTCTGATATTGTTGCATTCGTACATGATGACCCCCATGCTGTATTTGAGATTCAAAGTGCAGGTTCTCCAGCTCAAACTGATGTCGGTTTGAATGCAGATATTTCCTATAGCACAGGTTCTACTAAAACTGGTATGTCTGCTATGGAACTTTCTGGAACAACAGCAGCTACAACTGCTACGTTTAGAATTATGGGCTTTTCTAGTGATCCTGATAACAGTACAACGGGTTCAGCAAACGTGAATGTAATAGTCAAGTTTAATGAGCACTTCTATATCGATCCAACAGGAGTATAAATAAATGGCAATAAATAGAGCGCAATTAGCGAAAGAATTAGAGCCTGGTTTGAATGCTTTATTCGGTATGGAATATGCACGTTATGAGGCTGAGCATTTAGAGATTTACGAAACTGAATCTTCTGATCGAGCATTTGAAGAAGAAACTCTTATCGTAGGGTTTGGTAATGCTGAAGTAAAAGCTGAAGGTAGTGGTGTCAGATTTGACAATGCTAACGAAGGTTATACTTCTCGTTATACCCACGAAACAGTGGCTTTAGCTTTTGCATTAACAGAAGAAGCAATCGAAGATAATCTTTATGACCGTCTCGGTGCAAGATATACCAAAGCTTTAGCAAGATCTATGGCAAATACAAAGCAAATCAAAGCTGCTGCAGTATTAAACAATGCGTTTAGTGTTGCTGGTGGTGATGGCAAAACTTTGATTGCAACAGATCATCCCTTAGGCGGCGGTGGCTCATTAGCAAACAGAGCAACAACTATGGCAGATTTGAATGAAACTTCACTTGAAGATGCATTAATTGGTATCTCTACATTTACAGATGATAGAGGTCTAAATATTGCACTTCGTGGTATGAAGTTAATTGTTCCACCACAGTTGGTATTTGTTGCTGATAGATTACTACAATCTCCAGGCAGAGTTGGTACTTCAGATAATGATATTAATGCTATTAATAACATGAATACCATGCTCCCCGAAGGTTATGTAGTTAATCACTATCTAACAGATACAGATGCTTATTTCATAAAAACTGACTGCCCTGATGGGTTTAAGTATTTTGAAAGATCTCCAATGCAAACTGCATTAGAAGGTGATTTCGATACAGGCAATATGAGATATAAAGCTAGAGAAAGATATTCATTCGGATATTCAAACTTCAGAGCCGTATATGGTTCTCAAGGAGCTTAATAGGAACGGGTTATTGTAGCGTTTCTCACTCAACTACAATGTAAGGGAGCTTCGGCTCCCTTTTTTTATTTGCTAGTTATGAAAAATAGGTATAGAATTTAGGAGATTTATAAATTTGCTTGATGAGGGCCGCAAGGTTTCCATTAATACAATAAAAAGGAGTTCATAATGGCAAATCCACATTTTCAAAATCTAATATTAAATGCAGGTAACACTGTAGCAACTAAGCATAAGAAAGATGTTCCTATGTTTGTTGTCAATCCGTCTAGCACCTTGTTTTATCAATATGCTAATGACTTTATGACCTACAACTCAGGTGATTTTACTATCACTACAACAGAAGCTGGCACAGGTTCTGCAACTGAAGCATTAACTTCAGGAGCTGGTGGTCAACTATTACTTACTAATGCCGCAGGTGATAATGATTTAGACTTTTTACAGTTAAAAGGTGAATCATTTAAACTTAGTAGTTCAAAAAGAGCGTTTTTTGAAGCCAGGTTTAAAGTAAGTGATGCTACTCAGTCAGATGTAGTTATGGGTTTACAAATTACCGACACTACCCCACTAGCTGTTAGTGATGGTGTCTATTTCTTAAAAGATGATGGTGATACAAACTTAGATTTCCATATCGAAAAAAATGGTACTGATACAACTACTTCAGCAGTAACTACATTAGCAGATGATACTTTTGTTACTGTAGGTTTCTTTATTGATCCAAGCACTTCACAAGTGTCATACTTTATCGGTTCCGCAGAACCTGTAGGTGTTGTTAATACTAATTTACCTGATGATGAAGAACTAACAGTATCATTTGGTATCCAAAATGGTGAAGCAGCAGCAAAAACTATGACCATAGATTACATTAATGTAATTTGTGAAAGATAGGAGTAAACAATGGCAGATACAGTAACCTCGCAAACTATCCAAGATGGTGAGAGAGTAGCAGTATTAAAGTTTACAAATGAATCTGATGGCACAGGTGAATCTTCTGTAAAAAAAGTTGATGTTTCGGCATTAACAACAAATAGTAAAGGTGAATCTTGTACTAGTGTTTCAATAGCTAGAATACATTGGTTTTGCCGAGGTATGGGTGTTGATATAGAATTTGATGCTAGCACTAATGTATTAGCAGTCACTCTAGCACCTGATAGCTCAGGTGATGAATATTTCGATCAGTTCTCAGGTATTCCTAACAATGCAGGTTCAGGTGTAACTGGTGATATAGACTTTACTACAGTTGGACATTCTAGTGGTGATGCTTATTCGATAATTTTAGTATTGAATAAGAATTATTAATGAATGGCAGAATATCAAGGCAAAAAAGTAACTTTGAATAGACCTAGACCTCTTCGTAAAGGAGAGGTCGGTTATGGTAAAAAACGCAAAGTTGTGTTTGTCAAAAATCCTTCAAGTGGTAAAGTAAAGAAAATAACTTTTGGAGATGCAAAGTTAGGTATGCATAAAAATGATCCAAAAAGAAAAAGATCATACTGTAAACGTAGTGAAAGGTTAGGAAACGATAGAATGAAAGCAAACTATTGGGCAAGAAGGGATTGGGACTGTTGAGTTATCACTATACCAAAGATATAAACAAGTTAATCAAAGGTTTAGAAAAAGCATCTAAGTCTCATGCTGCGCAAGTAAAAGTATTAGAAAAAATACTTGCAGAAACAAAAAAAGCAAAAAATGCCAAGAAAAAAAAGAGATCCTAAAGTTGGCACAGGCAAGAAACCTAAGGGTTCTGGCCGCAGACTCTATACTGATGAAAACCCCAAAGATACAGTAGGCATTAAATTTGCTACCCCAGCTGATGCTACTAGAACTGTTAATAAAGTTAAAAATATCCGTAAACCTTTTGCCAGGAAGATACAAATCTTGACTGTTGGGGAACAAAGAGCAAAAGTTATGGGAAAAAAAACAGTTGCTGACATATTCAAACGGGGTAAAGACAAAATAAGGAGATTGCATGGTCGCAAAGCTTAAAAACCTTAAATTTAAAATAAAAAAAGGTAAAAAATTAGGTTTTAGTGAAAGAGCACAAGCAAAGGCAAGAGGTCTAATTAAAAGGACAGGTGGCAAATATAAAGGTAAAAAGGTAAAATCAAGTAAATATAGGTAGATATGGCAAAGAAAGCAAAAAGTAAAGGTAAGATATGCCCTGAAGGTAAAGCTTGGGCAAAAAGAACTTTTGATGTTTATCCCAGTGCATATGCAAATTTAGCTGCTTCTAAATATTGCAAAGATCCAAACTATGCAAAGAAAGCCAAAGGCGGCAAGCGCAAAGGTAGAAGGTTTGGTGGGCCCATTCGAGGACAAGGCATAGTCATGGCAGATAGATTGCGATGAGCAAACATAAAGGACAGTTACAGAGTTGGCTAGATGAAGATTGGGTTAGATTAGGAGCAGATGGTTCTATCAAAGGTTCCTGTGGTGGTAGAAAAGAAGCAGAGGGTAAACCCAAATGTATACCTCGAAGCAAAGCTAATAAACTTTCTAAATCAGAGCGTGCTAAACTAGTTGCAAGGAAAAGGCGCAAAGACCCTAATCCAAATAGAAAAGGTAAACCAATTATGGTATCAAATAAACTAAAAAAAGGTGGAACACCGCTTGCTAATCCAGGCAAAGCTGATCTTAATAAAGATGGTAAACTATCTTCTTATGAAAGAACAAGAGGATTAGCAATAGAAAAAGCCATGCGTAAACAAAACCGAGCAAAAATGAAAAAAGGTGGTTTTATTGCAAAAGGTTGTGGTGCTGTAATGAGTAATCGAAGAAAGGTAACAACAATAAGTTAGGAGTTATTATGCCAAAAAAGAAAAGTGATGTAGATCCAAAAACACAAGCTAGACTTGATGCTAAAGTTAGGCCAGATGCACCAGTTTCTGATCGTATTTTATACAATATGCCAAAGAAAAAAGCAGCTGCTAAAAAATCAACAAAAAAAACTACTAAAAAAAAGTGAGGGTTTAAATGTATAAAAGAACAAAAATGTATGCCAAAGGCGGTGGTGTTAAGGGAAGAAAGTATGCTGCTAAAGGTGGTGGCATGAAAAAAACTAAATATATGGCTAAAGGTGGTGCCTCCAAAGGAACCAAGTACATGGCAAAAGGTGGCAGCATGAAAGGCACCAAAGGCATGGCTATGGGTGGTGTAATGCGTAAAGGCACTAAAGGTATGGCTGCTGGTGGTGGTATGAAAAGATCCAAATATGCTGCTGGTATGGGTGCCAATAAGAAATCAAAATATAGAGCAAAAGGCGGCGCAAGATAAATTAGACATAAGGGGGAACTATGTCATATTTAATTTCCAACATACCGCAGTTTAAGTGTTGGGTAAGAAAAGAATTTACTGCAAATCATCAAAATTATCATGGTGAATATCTGCATGCATTAGCATTTGCAGTGAACACCATTCCTGATAGGTCACTATCTTTTCAAGTAGTTTTTACTGGTTGTGAAACCGATTTTGAAGGGTATCCTGATGAAAATGTCCATGGTGGTGCTATGTGGGCAAGAATGCCTATAGAAGCATTAGTAGCAGATGTCAGATTAGATGAGTGGCCATCAAGGATGGCTGACCATCTTGCACAACCTTGGGATTGTCTAAGTCACCATCACTCAGTAGTGGTTTTAGATAGAGTAAGTTCTTCACCTTGGATTTGTAAGATAGGTGGAGAGTTTTACACAGGTAGGTACATGTTTACTGTAGATTATACCGAGCACAGTATTGCAGATGATCCTGCCCAACATAAACAAAGTCATGTGCTATACTTAACAGACGCTGGTGAATATACAGGTAATTTTGTGGCATTACCCAACAACAGAGTAAGAGCAACTAATCCTGCACTATGGCGTACTGGTGAAGGGCCACCTGATTTTTCACCTAGTCAATATATTCATTCAGCAGAAAAACATGAAAGTTATATGGATCCAAACATAACCTTTGATAATCTGTATAGCCAAGGAGATGAAGAATAATGGCATTATCGGGTAGCACTAACTTTGAACCTAATATTACAGAATTTATTGAAGAGGCATATGAAAGGTGCGGAGTCGAATTAAGAACAGGTTATGATCTGAAAAGTGGTATCCGTTCTGCAAATCTCATGTTGGCTGAGTGGGCCAACCGAGGTCTTAATCAATGGACAATAGAACAAGCAACACAAACTGTTACTGAGGGCACTACATCTTATTCTTTAAATGCAAATGTGATAGATTTATTAGATGTTGTAGTCAGAAGAACTGTAAATGAAACACAAACTGACATTAGCATGAACAGAATCAGTAGATCGGAATACATAAATATTCCAAATAAAAATACGAAAGCAAGACCATCACAGTTTTTCTTTGATAAATTAACAACACCATCACTAAAAATATGGCCTGCACCTGAAAACTCTACCGACATTCTTGTGTTTAACAAACTAGTGAGAATGGATGATGCTGATGCGGGTACCAATACTATGGATATGCCATTTCGGTTTTACCCATGCTTTGCTGCAGGTCTTGCCTATTACATATCACAAAAAAGAAACCCTGAATTA